CCCGGAAAATCTTTTTCCAATCCAGCCAGCGGTTCGATCGCGTTCGTGTCCTGGTAAAGAATCCCGATCTCTTCGATCTGGAAGTGATGGCCATAAGCCCGGACCGCGCGCGCCACTTCCTCCGCTGTCAGTTTCGCGCCGTTATCCAGGAAGAAACTCATCTCATCATTCCCAATCACGTCCACCGGTAGATAAATCATTCCTTCCGGAGTGCTCACGTTCGGTGTCAGCGATTTGATCGACGGCAGTCCCACCATCACGCCAACGCCGACTTTCCCATTTTTCCCCACGGTGTGAGGCGACAGCTTGTTGATTTCGTTTTTGATCACCGTGCGCCGATACGAAAATACCGCGACATAGTTGAAGTAGCTTTCGCTATCGAGCTTGTCCGTCAGATCGTTTTGCAGTTGCAGAATCGCGTCCATTATTTCGCTCCTTCGCCGGTACCAGCCATTGCGCCGATGATTCTACGGCTCATTGAATTGCCGTAGGACGAAAGCCGATCTCTGATGCCGCGCTGCGTGAATTCGCGGGGGGCTGTTCCTGGATGATTCACGAACCGGCAGAACACCGGCTTGCCAGCAGAAAAGAAACGCAGCGGCTTTGCTCCCTTCGCTTCGATGCGATGCGGTGCTGATCCAAACTCCATCGGCCCGGCATAGTCCACGTTCGATCCAATCCCGCTCGTGACCTTCTGCCCTTCGATCCGCGCAGCCGATGCGCGCATCGATCCACGCAGCCGATTCGTTTGCACCCTGGTCCCGATCGCTACCGACGGTCCGCTCTTCGAAAAACTCATGTACTCGCTGACGATGTGGCCGAGCGTCAGCTGATTCTGGTAATCCATCCCGCGTGCAATCGCTTGCAGTGCTTGCGCTGGCATCGTCTCCCATCGCTCCAAAACCTTTTTCGCTCCGTCGCTGAGTTTGATAGGAGGAACGTTCATGTAAGTTGGAACCTCCGATGTGGCTGCAACATTGTTTTCACCAGGGGCGACAGTTCCAGTGTGCCAAGCTTCGACAGCGAATCCGGTTCGCGCGTGATCCCCGCGCCGAGCTTGTCCATCTTGTTCCACACCTCACCGCACTGCAGCAGCCAGGCTAATTTGATTTCGTCCGGCAACAGCGCCACGCCATCAGGCGGCGCGGACGGATAACCATCATCGCCCTGGTCCAATGTTTCGAACCAGTAACCGCCCGTCCACACGATGCGCAACTGCAGTTGACTGCTGCCGACTGTAAAACCGAATCGGACCAGTCCAGTTTCTTCATTCGTTTGGATCGGTTGATCCGTGATGTCCGTCCAATCGTCCGTCCGGAAATAACGCATCTGCACGCTCGTGATCGAAACGAACGGATACCGGTCGACGTAATAATGATCGCGATCACCTGTGACCGTGACAGACGCATCAGCCTTGTACGCCATTTTGCGATTGGTGTAGGTATCGATCAGTCCGGCGATACCTAGACCAATAGCGAGAATGGTCGTGTCAAAATCTGTTCCCGAGCGAAGCGACTTCGCCAGCAAGTGCGTCTTCAACGTCGTTAAATTTCCAAGTCCTGCGTTCATGGTTAATCGTGCCGGTAATCCGGCGAGTTCTGCGGATTGAGCCTGCGTCCGCCGAGGATGGCCGCCGTGCTCGCCCGCTTCCGTTCCACCGATTCACGTCGCACCATCCGGTCCGCAATCGGTCGTTCCATCGCCTTCGTGTTCGGCGTTGGATGTTCAGCGCTGGATGTTGGACGTTCGTCTTTCATTTTAAAAAGGGCGCGGGACCTTTCAGCCCCGCGCCCAGGGCATTTATTTTTGAAGGTCGCTATGGCTTGTTGCTGCCGTCGACGTATTTGATCAACACGTTCGTCACCACATTGGTGCAGAAGTTTGATCTACAGATCAGCGTCATATACCCGATCGCGCCAAGATCGATGTTCGTCGTTAATTGCGCGCGCGTGTTGTTATCCGTTCGGGACGGCACCGTGATGTTGATGTTTGACGCCGTGTTCGTGCTGTCCGGAGTTCCGTCAAGTGACTTCGCAAAACAGAACACCACGTTCGACGAGTTAGCGCATACCGTCGAGTTGGTGTAACTGATCTGCAGGGCCACAAAGCGACTCTTCACCAATGTGAGCAGGTTCGTGTTCACCGTGTCGACAAATGCAGTGCCGGCCGTTGCCGCTGCGATACCGTTCGTGCCTCCCATCAGGCCAATCGGTCGGTATTGCGCATTCGCGCTACGAACACCGATGCCAAACAGCAATGCAAACAACACCGCAATGCAACTGAGTTTCTTCAGCCGCGCCGCCAGTGCGTTGTATTGTTTTTGAGTGACAGTAGCTTCCTGTCCTTTTGACAACTTCGTCCCGTCGACGATTGTCGCTTCCAGGGCCACGACTTTCACATCAGCCGGTTCGGAATTGTCTTTTTCAAACTTGGCGATGATATCCAACGCTTCCTGCGCGTTCTCGTCACCTTCCGTCAGCGCTTTGCCATACATTGCCTTCAGCGATTCAATCTGTTCGGCGTTCGAGCGCCCCAGATCGTCCATCAATTGTTTGATTTGTTTCTTGTTCATATTTTCTATTTTAAAAAAATTTTTGATTTAAAGGTCTGCCCGGCCCGCTTTCACGGACCGGGCAAATTTGTTTTTTAGGCGGTGGCAGTCGTCAGGACTGCAAACGGTTTCAGCGTGTTGCTAGCGGCTTTGGTTTTCATCTTCACGCCCAAACGCATCAGAGCGCGAAAAGCCCGTTCATTTTCGGCGAACTTGATGTCGTCGCTCGTCGCCAGTTCAAGGTCTTGGCGGATGCCAATGGCCATGCCGTCGGGATCACCAAACGCGAGCACCGGCTGTCCAGGGGCGTTCGTGCTCGGGGCCACGGCCACCGATTTCACGGGATAGCCGAGGATGCTGCCGATCGCGCCGGGCATCGGCACTTCCAGATAGGTCTGGAACAGCGAACGTCCGTTCTTGTCGCGAACAAGTGTGGCCTGCGCGATCATTTGCGGATGCGCCCACCAGCACGCTTTGCGTTTCAGAACAATCGGAGAAACGGTTGTCAGGCAGCGAACAAAGTCCTGCAATCCCAACCCGTCCACTGTCGTGTTCCCGTTATCGGCTATCGCGGCGAGGTTTGTGTTCTCCTGCGCTGCCTGGAAGATGCCGATGTAACCGGCATCGGTTTGATTTGCTCCACCAGCACCGATAAACGCGGCCGAGTCAGCACCGTAGCTGATCGTTTGCGCCATTTGTTTCAGGATGTAAGGTGCAAGATCAACCGTGCTATCTGCCAGCAACTCACGCGAGGCGAGCACATATGCCGCCAGCGTTTGGATTATCAGTTGCACCGATGAACCGGCAAACGCGCCTTCCGTGATCGCCGAGCCTTCGCCTGCGCCGCCTGTGCCGGAACCGATCCAGTAGAACACTGGACGCGCCGTTCCAACCGGTAACACGTTCGTGCGCGCGCCCACGCGTTGCACACCAAGCGAGGACCAGTCACCGTATTCCAACAGAGTGTCGTAGATTTCATTGAACGTATCGGTCGGGATCGTTGCCTGACCTAATCCAGCGTCCACGCCGGTTGCGGCCCTGATTTTGGCAGTGCCTTCCTCAACGAGCTTCCGCATTTCGGCGGGAATGCGATTGTACTGGCCGGCATCTTTGGCAAATGCAGCGATGCGGCATGCACCATTCAACCATGCGCGAGTTTCTTCATTCGCCAGGGCGCGCTTAATCGGATCGCCGAAACTGGAACGCGCATTCAGCAACACGAGCTTGTTGGCCTTTTCCATCTTCGCCATCAATTCGGCCTGATCGTTGCACGTCTTTTTTAAAGTCGTGATTTCTTCGATCGCTTTCTTCACTTCCTTGTCAGAGCGATCCAAATCAGCCAGGACTTTTTCAACCTGCGATTTCGTTTCGCCGTGCGCTTTTGTGGTCGCTTCCATTCCGCTCAGGACCTTGGTTTGGAAATCAGCATCCGAAAGTGCCGCTGGCGGGGCTGTGATGCCGGCCAATAAAGCTGCACCGCCGCCAGCTGTGAAGAGTTGCGGCAGCACGTGGTGAATCTGTCCGCAACAATGTCCCACCATCACGAGTGCCAGCAGCCCGACGATGGCCAGCGCTCCGATCAATAACGTTTTCTTCTTGGTATTCATTTGATTTTTCGTTCGCGCTTTAAAGCCGCGCGATTTGGCTTTGTATCCCGATCAAAAACTTCATCCGCGCCTGCTGCCTGGACGATTCAGCGACAGCAGGTTCATCTGCCGAATCATCGGGGGTCATGGATTTTTGGTATTTGACCGAAAGTGTTTCCAGATCGGCATCGCTCAGGATGCCGTCCTTATAGGCGCGTGCGACCGCGCTCGGGTTCGCGCCAATCACGCATGCGCTCAATTCGCGCTGCTGTTGTTCCAGGTAAACAACTTGAACGCCGTCCTCTTCGTGCAGCTTCAAATCTTTCAATGCCGCCAGCCAGCCGGTCGTGTCGGAATCCCATTTCGTCACCCAGCGCGTCGGCATAAATCCGACACTGACCGCTTTTAGATATCCGGCCGCCGTCATCGCAAATCCCTTGATCGCCAGAAAATTTGTCGGCACATCGATGGCCCACTTCACCGTTTCGATGAGCTTGCGACTTTCAACTTTGAAATCCAACACGGTGCCTAGGACTTTGTCGATCGAGGTGTAATCGTGCGAATCAACGAACGGCCTGTTCTTCTTGAAATCATCGAAACGCCATCCGTCCGCCTTCACCACTTCGCGGTAGCAATCGATCGTTTCATCGCTGGCGATGTATTCGATGATCCCTTGCGTCTGGTCCAGAACCTTGACCTCTGGATGAATCTCACGCCGTTGCGTTTCGCCACTGCGCAGTTTCATCAAAATCGATTCACTCGTTTTCGTCTTCATATCTTTGGTTAGCGCATTGGCGGCATCACCGCCGCAACCGGAATTTTCGTTTTCAAATGTTCAACGTCTTCGCGTTTGATCTGTCCATTGCGCGCCACTGCCACGCGATAGGACAGCCCGCCGCCTTTGACTTCCATCTCGCGCCCAATGCGACGGACCTTGCTACCTTTCAAAATTTCCTGTGCTCGTTTGATGTTCATGATTTGTCGTCTTCCTTCTCATTCGGATTTGCGGCGGCGATCTGCACGCATTGACAATTGATGACGTTTCCGGCCGATCCCGAATCATCGCCGGGGAACATCAGTTCTTCGCCGTCCACGATGAACGGTTCGTCGACCGGAATTGGATCTGCCGAATATTTTATTTCCGCTGCAGCGTGCGCCGGTCGCACATGCGGTCCGTGTGAGGACAACCAGGATTTGTATTCGATGCCGGCTGCCGTCATCGCTTCGTGCCTGGCGAAACCGTAAGCGGCCGATGTCTCCGTGTTTGCGATCCGCAACGATTCCGATTTCGAAAGCTTGTTGAACACGCCGCGAAGCGATTGCGCAATGTCCTCCGTGCTCGCGCCGTCCGTGTATGCCGTGTCCAGCGCCGTCTTCAGTTGCGACCACACCGTCTCGCTGACACCGCGAATTTTATTTTCGCGTCCTTTGACAAACTTCAGCACATCCGCAGGCGGCATCGTCCACGCATCATCGGTCCCGATCTCCGTGATCATCTCGCTACCGGCCGACTGCAGGACCAGTTTCGTGATCGGATCAAGCTGCGTGACCAGGTCAGTGCCAAACCGCTGCCGATCAAAAATCAAATCAATCAGAGATTTCGTGACGACGTTTCCGTCGACGCGACCGACAAACTGCGTTTCGGATAACTTCGTTGCGGCATCATTCGTCTTTACCGACCAGTTTTTCTTGGCCGCTTCCAACGCATGCAACGCCTTCGCGCGATATTCATTAAGCACCCGCGAAACTTTTTTCTGATACATCCGCACCGCTGGCAACCGCTGACGCATGTGCGATTCCCAAAGCTTTTTTGATTCCGGGTTTTTGTGTTCCAATTCGCAATTCGAAATCTGCAATCCGCAATTCTTTTTCTGGAATGCTTCGCGGATCATCTTCAACGCTGCGTCTTCTTTCGGCGCGGGATCAGTTGATTCCGAATAGCTCGGGTCCTTCGTCGGGTCCGGCGCGGGTTGCATCGCTTCGCTCACCGTCGTCAGATTGATCGGCAGATAGCCAACGTCATCGCCGTCGAACCGTGGCAAATCCAAACGCAGATAATCGCTCACGTCTTTCATCGGCATACCCTTGTCAAAGAGTCCGTCCGCGCTCGCGATCCTTTCCTTGCGCACTTCCTGCATGACCGGGTGTTCATCCCAGTCGAGCAATATCTCGACCTCGACGCCCGTCAGCATCAGCGTCAAACGTTCCAGCGCATCGGCATATTTCTCACCAGCCGGAATGCACGTGTTCAAAATGAGCTGATAGAAATCCGAGGCGCTCCCAATCGAATAGGATGCCTTGATGTCAAACACGCTTGGCGGCACACCGAACGCAATCGCGATCTCGTGCCGGTTTTCCAGCCGTCCGGAAATGAACGCTTCGTCCACCGCTTTGATTTGCGGGTCTTCCACGCTGATGTCGCCAGTCAGGAAAATCGGACGGAACTGCCCGCGCAATGTCGCCTCCCGTTTGCTCCGCAGATCAGCCAGGAGTTGCTCCCGTTGCGCTCCAGTTGGCACACCGTTCTTCGCGATGATATACGGACCCGTGTCACCATTGTTTGCCATCAGGTTTCGATTGAACTTGCCCGCCATGAAATCGGATTCAGCCGCGATCAGCGCCGCTTCGTATTCGCCCAGGCCGCGCCATTCGTTGTAAGGGTTCCATTCCTTGGTCTGGATGACCTGCTCGGGAAGTAGCGTGTGCGCCTTATGCGCCGAATCGCGAAATTCCCAACCGACCAGCTTCCCGTTTTCAATCACATGCCGCATCCGGTCCGGACGCGCCACAATCACTTGCTGCAGCTTGCGACCGACTTCCGGATACGGAACTTTCACCAGGGCCGAATCGTCCAGAATCCAAAACGTCTCACCGGCGAGTTTGTTCCATCCGATCGACGCCTGGACAAAATCGGAGTAACCAAGTCCCGCCATTGGCGACCGCAAAAACGATTGCATGCCCGGAACATCAATTTCTTGTTCTTTGGCCGTGCGATATGCCCGAATCCGTTTCACCGAACCTAAACCAGTGCGGACCATCGGCGCGGCGATCCGGCGAGACTTCAACCCGGCCACTTCCTGGTTAGGCCGATAGAAACACGGCTGCACGCTCGCGACTGGTCCAGCGACCTTTTTGATTGCCGCCTGCACCCAAACCGAATTCTTGTAAGGATCGTAAAGCTTCTCTTGGCTGCCGTATTCAATAGCGTGCGAGAAGTAATACGCCGGAATCCCCATGCCTTTCTGAGCCATCTGCCCGCCCACATTTCGCTTCCTGCGCGAGGGCTTAGGCATGCAAACCTCCTTCAACTGTCAAAAATCCGGTTTCCACCACTGCTCTAGTCCCAAAAAGGCATCGATTTAAACGGGTTGCATTCGCGCATAAAGCCCTTGCAAACGATTTGTGTGTCAAAATGCGTAGGTCGGGGCGCGCGGGCCTCCAGTAACGCCACAGGCGCAAAAACCCTGTTTCAGGTTTAGGTGCCGATCCGAAAGCCGGGTCGGACGCCGGATTACCCCCGTTCAGGGCCATTTGGAATGCCCTGCAAAAGTCCCGGCACGCCCGCCCAGGGAAAGCTATCCACCAAGAACCACCTTGTTTAATAGCAGTGTGGCCCCTGCGCTGAAGCGTGCCGGTTAAAAAATTCCCGGAGTCGCACACGCGGTCCGGGTTCGATGGACGAACCGATGCGCCTAACTCCCCCTTCGCGGGGTTTGCGGGAGCGCTTTGATTCTTGCCAGCCCAGCAGCCGGCACACGACGCCATCGCGCCATGCTTATGATATCCCGCAAATTTTCCACGTCCTTGGCGTGTTAAAATTTGAAATCCGAAATTTGATATTTGAAATCTCATGTTCAGATAAGCGCCGATGAAAATTCCACGCCGCCCGGCTTGCCAGCAAACAGGGCCAGCGCCAGTGCCCAGAACCGATCCGAATGGCCGTTCTTCGTGCGCTCACCTTCAAAACGAACGTTGCCGCTTGTCGTCGTTGTCTTTCGGATCGCGCGCAGGTCAGATCGGACGAACTTGTCGTTAGGGACGCGGATGGTGCGATCCTCAAACGCGGAACGGACCGGGTAAGCCATTTCCTCTTTCGATTGTTGCGTAAACTTGACCCCTTCGACTTTGTATTTCCCGAATCGCATCTGCGCGCGTTCCGCGAACTGACGGCCGATCCCGTTTTGATCGATGCAACAGCGTCGCACTTTCGGATGCTCCAGGATCGAGTAGAGAACCTGTTCCTGGCTGTCGAATGTTTGTCCCTTAATGCAGATCACCCCACGCGTGAAATAAATGCCCGCGACTTTTTCCAGAATCCAGATGACGGTCAGATCGTGATCGCGTCCGACATCAACGCCGATATAAACCTCGCCCGTCATATCATCGAGAGCGGTTTCCCAGGCTTCCTCCGGTTTATATTCACACCCGGCAATCAGGTCGTAAGAAAGGAACGCGGAATTGTCGTCGCTCGGGTTGCAGCAGAATTCCTGTTGAAAACTTTCCTCATCCGGACACCCCGATCGGATGAAGTTGAAATAATCCGCTTCATCCATTTGCTGACGCTCGTCGTCTTCCGGAAGCTTGCTTTGCAGCTTGTAAAGAAATCCCTGGTCGAGTGCCGTCTGTAGCGTAACCGTGTGGAGCGAAAACTTTTTCGGGTTGCCCTTGTGCTTGATCTCCGCGATCAGTTCATTGAAGAAATTTGCGGACCCGCGATGCGTTGAGAAAATTTCCAGCGAACCGCCCCACGTGATGCCAGGGAACGCGATTGCGTAGAGCTTGCGCGGATCGGGATGCAGCGCGAATTCGTCCAGAACACGATCACCGCGCTTGCCTGCTTGCGCGTCCGGATTCGAAGACATCGAGTTCAGCCGTAACCCATTTGAAAACCGCAGGACATACGCGCTGTGTTTGCCCTCATCGATCAGCCGCTCGCCCAAATCTTTCGCGCCGAGATTCACTACGCCCGCAAAATTCTTGCAATCTTCCAGGAAGAGCCGCGCTTGAATGTCGTCGCGCGAAGATATCCACGCATCGCCGCGCGCACCTTTTGCACCTTTGCGACGAACCAATCCGTAAGCCGTGGCCCACGTCCAACCGATCTGGCGCGACTTCTCGCCAAGTTTAAGACGCGAAAGGTCCTTAACCCACTTTGCTTGATATGGCAGCAGTACTGTGTTGCGCGCAGGAATGCATTTCGCTTTGCCCGCAAAAATCTTCGCTTCATTTTCGCGGTAAAATTCCTCTGCAGGATCGGGCTGTTGGTTTTCTTCGCTCATAACAGATTCACCGCCTCTTCCATAGTTCGCAAAGTTTCCGGAGAAATACCGCCCTGGCTCTTCAGCGCGTTCAGGCTCTCTTCGATTTTCTGTTTCTTTTCCGCAACCTCGTCCTTGTATTTCGACAGCTTCAGATCGAACTCCTTCTGCGCTAGGTCCAGCGCTTTTTGATCCCGTGTCTGATCCTTGGCTTTCAGCACGAGGTCGAATAACCGTTTCACATCCGCCGCTTTCGCACCGGGGGAAACCGCTAATTCGAAAGCTTTCTGCGAAATGGCCGCGATGGTTGCTTCGTCGAAGCTCCCCGGACTCTTGCGTGCGTCGGATGCAATGTCCTGCGACAAGCCAACCGCTCGCGCACGCCGCGCCAATAATGCCGGCCCACAAACTTCCTGCCAAAACTTCACGAAGCCTTTTGTATCGATCCGAACCTGATACTCTTTTTCCACGAGAGCCTGCACCTGGTGATATGGAATTCCGTTGAGCAGCCATTCGGCGATTTGCGCCTGCTGTTCTTCTGGCAACGAAAATATTTTTCCAGTCGGCTTTCTCATTCATTTGAAGCTTTCGGAACGACATACTCCTGAAATCCGATTACAACCCCGCCGTCGAGTTGCACCGCAATTTTTGATCCGGTAAACGGTTCGAGGACACCGTTCAGGATTCCCAAAATACCGACGCTGAATTCATCGCCAGAGTTAGCGACCTGAATCGTTGGATGACTGGCAAGTTCCGCGTTGCAACTGACTCGTAAAGCAATCAACGCTGAGACTGCAGCCGGATCAGCAACAACCGCGTTGTTCAAAACCCGAAGTGCAATTTGAATTTCTGGATTCATTTTTGCGCTGTTAGTTTTTCTTCAAAATCTCCGCACGCCCCAGCGCCGTCAGTTTCGCAGTCGGCTCTTCGTCCTCATCACGCGGTCGGATGATTTGTTTCCTCGCTTCCATATTCGCCATCACTTGTTCGAAATCGAACTCCGTCGCGGGCGGCTGCACCGTCATATTCAATTGCGCCAGCGTGATTCGATCCTTCACCAGGTGCGGCTCGCACTGGTCCAGAATTTCTGCAATGCCGCGCTTTAAAATGTTTTGGCGAATAAGGTTCATGGTGCGATGCCGGGGTTCGGCTTCATTTGTTCATTTGGTCGAATTGTCCCTGCAAACGGCTCACGCCTTGAACGACATCATTGACCCGCTCGTGAATCTTCAATTGGCTGTCGGCGTTTGCTTCCCGCAAGTCCTTCACGTCCTGCAACACTTCCCTCCGGAGTTCATTGACCTTCGCCTCGATCGCGGTCGGGATGCTGCGCGAGATCGCGTTTGTCTTCGCAAAAAGCTGGTCGTGTTGCGTTTTGTTTTCCGCGATATGTTCATCGACGCGTTTCGCCAGGCTGCCGTGATTCACATCGATCACCTCATTCGGCGGTTGCGGTTTCTTTCCACGCAAAATTGCATAGCAACCAGCTATCGTCAGAAAGAAAACCCCGAGCCATGCCAGGCACTCCATGAACGGAGCCAAAAGTTTTGGCGCTTGCGCGTATTCCATTACGCCGTCTCCTTTTCCATCTCTGCGTCTTTGCGTTGATTCAGTTCCACCGGAATCGACAACGCCAGATCGCGATAACGTTCCATCGAGTGATCAGCCAGGAGCGCCAACTTCCCGTTCTTCCATTCACGGCAAAGGCCGTAGATATCGCTCGGCAACTTCGAAAGCGTTGATGCGTTGAAGTGCGGTTTGTTCCACGCATCGAAAAAGATTTCGTTGCCCGCATGCCGATATGAGCCAAGCAGCCACGGCACACGTGGCACAACATCTTCAGCGTGCACCATTCGCCAGGCGAATTTCCCGGCGATCCGTTCAAACATCCGCGCACCTGCAGAGTTCCACACACGCGGTTGCCCAAATGTGTAGAGCCCGGATGCAAAACCAGCTTCAGCCCACCATTGCGCCGCAACCATCGCCAGCGCGCCACCGAGCGAATGACCCGTGAAAGTGACGTATTGATTCGTCTTGCGATATTCGATCAGCTTCGCGAAGAGTTGGTCCTTCACCGCAATAAAAGCCTTTGCGAATCCGGCATGGAGCTTTTCTGAACCGGCACAAGAAAAAATATTCCAACTCCATTGCTTGATTTCGGCATCTGTCAACCAATCACGCAACGAGGAGGTTCCACGGAATGCCACGACCAGGGACCGCGCATCGCCTGCAATATACAATTGCGTATCAGTCGCCTTATCGTTGATGACCGTGCAACGATCCGCCGCGACTCGCACCATTGCGGATTTGATTGCATCTTCGTCCTGATATGCCCAAAGCGACGCAAACGCGCTATGGACACAAACGTCGCGTTGAAATTCAGTTGAGGGTCGAAGCAATAACATCAGCGCATCCTCGGGGTTTGAAGTTTGGTGACGACTCGCTGTTGCCCTGTTTGAATTTCCGGCAGCTCCACCCCATCAAAACAAACGACCGTCACCGTGAAAAATTTCTGAGCAGAATCAATCGGCACCTCACAACCGTTTGTCGCCGTCGTCGCGAAAAATTCCCAGGCGGCATGTGGAGCAACCGCGTCGCAATCATAAACGTTATAAGTCGCCACCAGATCGGGACGCTCCTCATCCCACATCAACAGCCGCGCCTGGCACGAAATGCCGAGGATCGCGACCGTTAATGTGAGAAGTTTTTTCATGAGAGCTCTCCGCGTGATCGACGCGTTCAGCTATTTCGCAGTTGCGGATGCCGGTTGTGCAGTGATTGCCGGTGCCGTTGCAGCTTGTGAGCCAGGCGAACCGCTGATCGGATTGTTCAAACCCGTCCCGGCATTGATCGGTTGATGTTGTCCGCCGAGCAATGTTGCGCCGCCCTGGTCCGTGGCGAACGTCGAAGTCATCGCCACATTGCCGAACACGGCCGAGTGCGCGTTGACTTCGTAACCGGAAACAACCACCGGCGCTTTCGTCACATCCGTCGCATTCGCGTTCGTCGCGTTCAAACCGGTCGGAACCTTCAGGTATTCGACCTGTTGTCGACCGATTTCCAGCTCCGGAGTCTTATCGACTTGCGATTGACCGATGCGGATGCCGGTTGTCGTGACGACAATCCTCGTGACATCTTTTGTGTTGATAGCGGTGGAACACCCGGCCAGAAGGCCGGCCAAACAAACTGAAGCAATGATTAATTTCATTGCCCGCGATTAAATAGGAAGTGCGCGCAAGCCGTTAGTTCACCAGCCGCTGTATTCGGTCCATCCGTGAATCTTTGAGAAGACTTTCAGAAGTTCCCCGAGGTCCCACTCAGCCGTTCCTCAATCTGCAATAAAAATGGCCCGCAACGCTTTCGCGCAGGGGCCACGTCGCGAACCTTACAACGCGACGCGTACCCGTGTCAATCGCAGTTCAATTTCCCCCATGCGAAGGCGCATGCATGCAATAAAAGTTCGCCCCGTTATTTCCGCACCAGGACAAAGCCGCCGCCTCGCTATCGAACCGCATTGGCCGCAGCGATCGTCCGTCAAACAGCAGCGCCGTCGTCGGTTTCTTCGTTTCGTGCGAACCGGAAGTTCCGGTGAATTCCATGATCAATGTTTTGTTCCCGCCCAATAATTGCGGTAAACTTTTCTTGCGTTGATGACTCATGCTTACTCATGTGTTGTTAGCGTTGGCCCGGCGTGCTCGTAACACGTCGGGCCTCTGCGTTAATTTAGGAAACTGAAATCAGTTCATTGTTTGACAGATCGACACTAGCAAACCAGAACCCTTGTTTGCCTTTGGCCGGGATCGGCGTCCTGAATCGTTTCACATTTGCAAACTCCCAGGCAAACCGACCTCGGCTGAAATCACCGAACCCACGCGCCCGCTTGCGCTGTTGCGCTGTCATCTCTTCGGTCTTGTAACAGCCGATGATATCGCCCATGCCGACGAACGCACCAAACGCGAGTCGATCCACCATGTGTGCAGTGCTCATGATCGGGAACGCGGAATTGAAATCTAGCGGGAAACCAAATAGCGGCGACAATCCTTGCCGGTAATCTTCGCGGCCCCAGCACTGGACCATTTCCCACATGACCATCCGCGCCGACGCGTGAATAAGAATTGTGCCACGAACGTTCGTCGCGCGCCCTCGCGTCTCAAACGGCTTCGCGCCTGTCACGATCAGCGATCCATGCGGTTGCCAAAAAGAAAGTGCTCTCATATTTTTTGTGTCTCTGCGTTCATTCCGATTTCGCGTATTTCGCGTATTTCGCGGTTAAAAATTCACTGCTTGCATCTCTTTGATTCGCTCCGCGCCGCCGCCTGATCCGAGGACAAACCCCTCAACAGAACACGAGTTTGTTCGATCTCCAGTCACGTACAGCACAAAGCCATTCGACACTGCCAACACGACGTTTGTTTCGGATTCGTCTTTGAACGGATTGCGAGAAGTGTGCGACCGCCAAACTTCCCCAGGCGTAATCTTCGGAGCTAGCATCTGAGTGATTTTGAAGGCTAAAACAGTGCCGATAATTACCGAGACAACGACAATTGGCAGGAAAACTATCCAATCGATTTTATTTTTATTTTCAGTGCTCATATCAAATCTCCATTTCAAATCTGTCGTCGCATCACATCTTTCGCGAAGGCCGACGCTCGCGGTCTGCTGCTTGTCACTAACACCTCGTCACGTAACCGTTCCTCTGCCTTTCTCATCATTTCGCCGTAGTCATACGCATCGCGCGTATTCTGCTCCAAAATGATTTCGTAACGCTCGCGCAACTTGAAATCGTTCAGCGACCGCAACCAATTCTTGAACCGTGGCAGATCAGGTGGATCAGACAGCGACGCGATCGCGGTAACCAGGTGTTCACGTTCCTTCTCGCTCATTTCACACCACACTTGCGTTTCGCGTATTCAAAGATGCCCGTCCACTGTTGCGCCCAATCTTCACCGATCATCCAGCGCCAATACTTCATCGGCACCTCGCCAAGCTTTTGCCCTTGGTGCTTTCCAAACGTCATCAGGTCGTCATCTGACAGTGCCGTGTTCGTCTCTCTTTTCATTTCGTTCGATGTTGAATGTTGAACGTTGGAAGTTGGACGTTCGCTTTTTATTTCCACCTGCTCCCGAATCCTTCGCGCTCGCAAATCCCGATTTTTCCCCGCTCGATTACCGTAGAAAAAACTCATACTCACGCGACGTTGATTGCCTGCTCAAAACTTGTCGTCAGGTAATGCGGCGCGAGCCCGCCGAACATCGAAATGAAGATCGGCTTGCCATCCATGATGTCGCGCAATTCCTCCGCAGTCGGAGTCCACGCGACGACAACGATATGAACGCCGTCGCACGAGCCACTGCGCACTTCACCCGCAAATGCCGGGATCGTTGCAACCTGACTTTCCGTCATGTCTTTCGGCGGGCCATACTGCGTGTTTGCTTCCGGAAAATTTATCGGTGTCATAAAATCAGTTACGCTTTGCCTGCGTAAATACCTCTTCGTAAAACGCGATCATCGCCGCGCGAGACTCTGGCGAAAGTTCCACAGGCCAAATCGATGGATTGTCGATGACATTAGTAATTGCCAGGCGAAGTGGAACGGCGGCTTGAATCTGCGTTGCAATCAGCCGATTCACTTTCGTGAAGAATGGTTTGTTTCGCTTAACGATTTCTGAAAATTCTTGGTCCATAAAATCAAAACGGATTATCTGTGTCGCCTGCAGCAACGGGTGTGGTTTCTGTTTCTGCTTTCAGCGAAGCAATGCGGTCCGTGAGCGTGATCGAAAGTTTCAGCAACTCATCATTCGAAAGGTCCGCAATCGTGCTGATGCCCGGCACGATCTTGAAACGTTCTTTCAAAATAGGCGCGATGTAGTTTTCCCAATTCGGCAATTCATTCCCTTCAGCGAGCAACACCCCGACTCGATTCATCACCCGACGCCGCTCGCCCGCTTCCGGATTGCCATCTTCAACAGCGCCCGAAACTTTGCCCGCCAACATCTCCAGGCGCGCCTTGATCGCGTCGAACTCTTTTGTTCGATTGATCTTCGTGAACGATTTCGGTCCGCCGAAAACCTCCGCCGCAATCTCCTTCCGTTTCGCTTCCCGATCGCGCGTCGGCAATTTGTCCCAGCCCTGATACGCGCACGCAGCCGGCCAGAGCGTGAACAGCAACAAATCATGTTGCGCCCGCGACATCTTCCAGCCTGGAAAGAGACTGCTCACGATGTGAACGCTGTATTTTGTTTCCCCCACAAGATGCGCTTCGACGTGTAATCGTAAGCATCCGGAATCGGCTTGATATCCATCTGCGCGCGCAGCTCGCGATACGCCTGCTCGGTCAAAGAAAGTTTCGGTGCGCGATACGCTCTCTTCGCTTTTTCCTTTTCCTTTTCGATCCGGCGTTGCGCATAAGGCGTCGCGACATACTTCGCGCCGATCTTCATCGAGTAGATACCAGGACGCGGTGCATGGCCGCCTTTTGCCATTTGCACCACCAACAACTTGCCCTCGTTCAACAGCTTGATCACAGCGCTTCCCGCCTGCCGTTCAGTCAGCTTCACGCCCACGGCAACCTGCCGGACCATGAACACCTCAACCGTCGCCGCATATTCCATGATGCGCTCCTTCATATTCATACCGGCATCGCCTCCTCGTGATGTTCTCGCGCCTGCTGCTGATCGAGAATCTGCAGGCAACCAGCAACACGCCCGGCATGCTCCGCAATGTCCCTGAACGCGATCCAATGCCTGATCGCGACGGCCGTCTGCAAACTCTCCATCGTTTCAACGAATTCCTTGTCCAGCGCTTCGATTTGATCCTTCGTGCTCATGCCGCCTCCTTTAACGGTTGCGCCTTTTTCGATTCGGCAGCTTCCTTCACCGCTTTCCCGAGATCCACCTTCACTGGCTTCACCGAGAAATTATTTTTTGAAACACGCACAACCCGAATCTCGGATAATTGTGCATCATTGAGTTTTTCGAGAGCATCGTAGTCGAGTTCAACCTTCTGCCTAAGACATGCCCGCAATGCCTCAGCATATTTGTTAATCGCCCTCTGCTCTTCGATCGCGCCATTAGCCGAAGCTCGCTGCCACTTCTCATCTAAACCCTTCAGCAACGCTGCTATTAGCACCAAAGTTACTTCTTCGTTTTTCGGCTCGTGTGTCGTGGACTTATGGAATTTCACCGTTCCGTAAGGCGTCTTGATACTGCGTCCTTCGGAAAACCAATCCGAATGCTTGAGCGCAATAATTTCCAGCGCCGTTTCCGATTCAGTCAGCGC